TGCCCGAGGAGTGGAAAAAGCGGTACTACTACGGGTCTTGGGAGGAAATGGGTGGTATCGTGTACCCCGAGTTCAAAGAAGATTTGCATATTACCGATAAGATTTGGAATCCAGTCGAAAAGCGTTGGATTGATACAATCCCTTCCTGGTGGTGGCGGTATCGAGCCATTGACCACGGTGTCCGTAACCCAACGGCGTGTTTGTTCGCGGCAGTAAGCCCATCGGGCACCGTTTACATTTACGACGAATATTACGGTGAATCTTCGACGGTTCAGGAACATGCGAAGCGGATTCTTGAAAAGAGCAGAGGACAGCGTTTTCAATGGACTGTGATCGATCCTGCCGCATTCAACAAAGAAGGTACCAGCGGTGTTTCGGCGGCACATGTTTACACAAGTTGTGGGTTACCCGTCGCAAAGTGCAAAGATAACAAATATTCGTCTGGTATTCCGGTCGTTAAAAAGTACCTGACCGCAATAGATCCTGAAACTGGCCGTCCAAGGCTACAGATTTTGCGAAATAAGTGCCCAAACTTGGTTAGGGAGTTCAAAGAGTACATTTGGCACGAAATGCCGCTTAGAAGGCATAGGGTTAAAAATCAACCAGAAAAGCCCAGGAAGTACAAGGATCACGCACTAGATGCTCTACGGTATCTCTTAGTTTCGCATCCTAGTCCTACGCCGATACCGGAGTACGATGTCACGAAGAAAGACGAGCCGCCCTGGTTTTAGTCGCAGTCAGGCTTGGATGGCACTTGCTGAAGGCGTCCTGTCAAAAGCATTCGAGGACGCCATGGCCGGTTATGACGATGCCATCAAGTTTATCGAGACAAAATCCTTCGATTTCTGGTGCAGGGTAGCCGGTTACAATCCGCAAAGAATGCGAACAGCAGTCAAAGAACTCCTTCGAAGAGAGGGCAGGATCAACGATGACGATTGAATATGTCCTATTCGTCATGCTTTTCATCTGGGCTTTTACCGTCGGTATTTGGGCATTGGCTAAAACATACGATCAGGTTGCCAAACTTGAGCAGTACGTTTCCAAGCTAGATGAAGCCGTTTTGGCGTTGCATAAAGAAATGCAAAATATCCCCCAAAAGTGGCAGTTAGCAAAAATCCCAACATCTGTGGGGTTCGATGATGAAACAGAGGCAATCATTGCCGAAATCAGAAAGGCAAGGGCGCAAAACCTCTCAGACATTCTCAAGAAAGAAGATTCGTTCCTCTATTTCTCGGAAGGATGAGGAGGGGCTAAATGCCCGACGTAGACCTGACAGCGAGGATACAGGACGCAATCGAACAGAGATGGGTAGTAGAAGCCCAATGGCGGCTAAACATGGCTTGGTTGATCGGCCGCCAGTACACGACGATCAACAGGGGGAGCAGGAGACTGGAGGAGATTCCGGCTCCTCCGTGGAGAGTAAGGTACGTCTCGAACCGGATATTGCCGACCTTCAGGATGTACTTAGGGCGCTTATCCAAAGTGCGGCCATTGCCCGAGGTTATTCCCGCGACAGGGAACGAAGCAGATATGTTAGCGGCCAAAGTGGCCGACAAACTGTTAAAATATGTATGGACAAAAGAGAAGCTAGACAAACGCCGCGCTATCGAGTTATACAGCTGGATGCTAGTTTGTGGATCGGCATTTCTGATGCCTTGGTGGGACCATGATGCCGGTGATCCGATAGAAATCCCCGAGGCGGTAAGCGAAGAAGAGCTGATTGAAAACCCATCCGCCGCGATTCAAAGGATGGGGGATATTCGGGTAGACGTAGTTAGCCCTCTGGAAGTTTATCCCGATCCATCGGCTCGTTCTTGGGACGAGTGCCGCTACATTTTCCACATTAAGGCTGTTCATGTCGATATTTTGAAAGAAATGTTTCCCGAATATGCCAACCGTATTCAGCCCGAAAGCCTTGAAATGTATGCCAGCTGGTTTGTAGACCCATTGATGGTTGCCCCTGGTATCTCGCAACCCATTATTCGGCCGATCAAGGACCATGCTCGGTTGATCGAATACTACGAAAGGCCGAGTAAGAAACACCCAGAAGGCTATCACGCGATAGCCGTTGGAATGAATAACTGGATCGTAAAAGAAGAGAAATTGCCCTATAATCACAAAGATTTCCCGCTTGTCAAATTTGACTTTATCCCTGTCCCTGGACGATTTTGGGGAATGTCCCTGATCGAACAGCTTATTCCCATCCAAAAGAACCTGAATTTGACGAAGAGCATGCTTATCGAGAACAAAATTGCTTTGAGTCGGCCAAAGGTATTGATTCCGACGACCGCTGAAGTACCACCCGATGCGTTTACTACCGAACCGGGCGAGAAGGTTTTCTACAACCCTCTGGGTGGGCGGCCAGAACCTTGGGTTCCACCGCCTGTGCCTGGATATGTTTTGCAGGAATTGCAACTGATCGAGCAAGACTTTATGGAAGTTTCGTCACTTCACTGGGTTGCTAGGGGAATGAACCCCCCTGGTGTTCGTACTGCTGCAGGTATCGCCATTTTGCAAGAATCTGACGATACTCCACTTGGCCCAATTTTGATGTGGAATGAGCAATCTTGGGAAGATACTGCAAAACAAGTTATTGAGTTAGCCCGTCAATTCTACACAGAAAGAAGGATAATCTACGCGCACCTTGGGGACAAAGTAGAGGCGCTAGAATTCAAACGGGAAGATTTGGAAGGCAGATACCGCATTTTGATTGATATGGGCAGTTCTTTGCCGCTGTCTAAAGCTGCGAGAATCCAGTTTATTTTCGAGCTATTGGACCGTGGTGCATTCCGCGACCAAAACGGCCGAATTGATGAAACTAGGCTATTCAAACTTCTCGAAATGGAGGCGGCTGTTGAGGCGTCCTACGATGATCAAATTGATATCAGGCTTGCACGGTTTGAAAACATCGAAATGCGCGATAATTTGACCGAGTTTGAACCGGGTGAACTCGATAATCACATGTTACATATGCAACTTCACAGCAAGTTTATCAAAGAACTGGCGCTCGAAGATCCAGAACATCCCGCAATTCCATTGATTCGCAAGCACATCGAGGCCCACGAAGAGTGGGTAAAGCGGCTGATGGTCAAACAAGCCGCCCAGCAGGTCGAAGTACAGAAGCGGATTCAGGAAGTTCAGTCTGTGATCATGCAAGCGGGTATGCCCCAGCAACCTGGGCAGCCGGGGGCTCCAGGGCCGCAACCTGCTCCAGGTGCACCTCCAGGGGCTGGGCCTGCTGGGCCCGCGGCACCGCCACCTGGGCCTCCAGCCCCTCCAACACCCCCATCACCTGGACCGGGGATGGCAGGGCCTGGGCCTGAAGGTGGGCCGCCTATACCCCCTGAAGTCCTAGCGGCAATTGCCCAGAGATTGGGCGGTGGTGCTGGATGATGACCACGGACAACGCCGGTGGAATCCTCAAAATCTTCTACATAGGAACTGACCCTCGCCAAGTAAAAGACGTTTTCACTACTTCGAAGCGGCCTAAACCAAAGCGTGGTGTTCTCGATGTATTGGTTGATCCAAATGATTTGCTTCGGGAACAGAGGATACGGCGATTGATGAAAAGAGTGGCCAAACTGAAGCAAATGGCCGAAGCTATCGTGCAACCATAATGGGAGGGAATCGTAACTATGGCAGAAAGACGGTGGATTCAAAAGGCCATCAAACGGCCTGGAGCACTTCGCGCTACAGCCAAGCGTATGGGTCTGGTAAAGGGCGATGAGCCCCTTTCTTCGTCCGATCTTGCTACTCTGGAGAGGCGGGCTAGGGCCGAGCACAACCTGCGGCTCCTCCGCCAGGTGCTATTGGCCCGTAAACTGAAGAGTTTCCGCAAATAAGTCACACAAAGGAGGGCAAAAATGCCTAACAGCGAAGTACTAGCACAACTGTCTGATCTACTGAACGAACTAGTCGATTTGCTAGGCAGGGTGAGGGAAGAGGCCGATTTGAGCGATGAAGCGGCAACTGCCGTAGATGCCCTAGAAGAGGCCGCTATGAAGGCTTTGGCGGCAGTAGGCCAGGATGTTCGTAATAGCAAGCCTTCCCCTGAAGACCTGATGAGCGAGGAAGGACCAACACCTTTCAAGCCGATTATTCGCCTTCCTCTAGGCGGTGGCGGGCGGGGGATGCCTATTCGGAGACTACCTCTTGGTGGTCCTGGAGGCGAGGAACTGTAGCCATCTTGACTCAAAAATATAATCTGGTATAATAAGTTATGACAAAACAGGATCTGAACTGGATTCACAACGTCGCCCGCCTAGCCTTCAAAAAGACAAATAGAATAAGATCCCAAAGTCGCTCCAAACGTACCAAAATACGGGGTGTCGTGCAGCTCGAACCCCAGAAGGGGCAAAGGGCCAAGCGGCCCCGATACTAGGAGGCACACATGAGCGAACTATCGTTCGACGCATCCGGCTACGGCGACTCCTCCGGTCTGACTGGTGGCGAGGAACTCCTTGGGGAGTCAACCGGCCAGGGGACCGAGGAAGCTGGAACGTGGGATGCGGGCGAACAAGCGGGCACTCAGGACGAACCCGTCTATGAAATAGACGGTAAGTCCTATACTCTGTCGGAGCTAAGAGAGCTAATCAAGGGCGGGATGCTTGAGCGGGACTACCGCATCAAGACCGCCCAGTTAGCTGAAGAGCGCCGACAGATCGAACAGCTTCGACAGGCCGCCGAAGCTTGGATGGCCTTGCAGCAATATCCAGAGCTTGTCGAGTTAATCTATAACAAGGCTCTGGAAATGCTCAGCGGTGGCGGGCAACAGGGCCAAGGCCAACAGGCCGCGGCTCAGGCAGTAGCGGAGGCTATGGGCGGGGAAGATAATCCTCTCGCCCGCGAAATCCAGACCCTCCGCCAGCAACTGGCCGCCCTACAGGCCGACTACCAGCAGCGTGTAAATGCGTACAACCAGTACCTCTGGCAGCAGTACTATGCCCAGAGGGAAGCGTACGCTCGGGGTCAGCTCCAAAATCTGAAGAGCAAATACCCCTTCCTCTACGAGGAGGAAGTGGTAGAAGCCTTCAAGATGGACCCCAACGCTGATCTGGAGGCCCTAGCCCAAGCTAGCCACGAACATTGGTACAAGTTCTACCGCGAGCGGGAAAAGGGCAACGTCCAGCAGAGGGTCGAAAACGCCAAGGCTCGTGTAGTAGCCCCGTCTGTACGGGGTACTGCCGCGGGGGCCGCGGCTAAAACGCCCACAGATTGGGACGATGCCCGCAAAGCTGCACTAGCCATCCTGTCCCAGATGGGTGCCCGCAAGTAGCCAATCCTCGCTAAAACTGAAATCTGGGACTCAAGCGGCCAAATCCTAACCTTTTACCAAGGGGTGAGGACCAACTATGCCTATTGAGTCCATGACCACCCTGGATGGGATTCTGAAGAACTACTACATTGGTCCCGTCCGGGCGGCATTCAACCGCGAAATCCCTCTATACAACCGCGTAAAGCGGGACCGCGAGAACATCGTCGGTCGTCAGGCCATCTTCCCCGTCCACGTGCAATGGTCTGAAGCGGTCGGTGCAATCGGTGAGACGGACACCATTCCCTCTCCTGGGACTGAGAACGTCCTGAACGCCATTGTGCCGATCAAGAGCCTGTACGGTCGGCTAGAGGTCAGCACGAAGGTAATCGAAGCGACTAAGTCCGATGCTGGTGCTTTCGTGCAGGCTATGGAGTTCAAGATGAGGGAGCTGACCGACAACCTGAAGAAGGAGTTGGAGGTCCAGCTCCAGGGCGATGGGACCGGTGCTCTCGCACAGATCCTGGCCGTTGACACCACGAACCACCGGCTGACCGTGGACAACCCGGGTGTCTTCCGGCCCGGTATGATTCTGAAGGCCGCCAGCGCCCGGACTGGTGGTACGGTCCGTACGACCCCCTCTATTGCTACTGTGACGGGGGTGGACTACGTAACGGGCGTACTGCAGTTCGCGTCTGGTACATTCACCGGTACGAACTGGACCGTCAACGACTTCCTGTTCCGGGGCGACTCCAGCGGTAACTTCGTGGGCCGGGGCATCAACCTGTCCGGTCTGCTGGCTGTCGTGGACGACGGGACCTTCGTGGACAACTTCCACGGCATTGCTCGGTCCAGCTACCCGCTGTGGAAGGCCAACGTGCTGTCCAATGCTGGTACTCCTCGGGACCTGAGCTTGGCCCTGCTACAGGCCGCTGAGGACCGCATTTGGATGGTGTCCGGTGCCCGTCCCACAGCCCTGTACAGCCACCTAGCCCAGCGGTACCGGTACGTCGAAATCCTGACGGTTGACCGTCGGTTCACCACGGATGGCCGTCTGCTCCAGTTCGACGGTGGTGCCAAGTTTGACGCCCTAGAGTACAACGGGCGTCCTTGGTTCGTGTCCCGTGAGTGCCCCAAGAACGTGGTGTACCTGCTGGACGAAGATGTCCTGCGGTTCTTCATGCTGAAGGACATCGGCTGGATGGAGCAGGACGGGAACATCCTGCACCGTGCTGAAATTCGGCTGGCCTACACGGCCACGCTGGAGATGCACGCTGAGTTCGGGACCTACCTCCCGAACCACCACGCTGTAATCCGGGACCTGACCGTCCCCACCGGCTATTGATAGTACTAGCTATACCGTCCTACTGGACGGTGGGCCACCGTCAACTGGCCCTGAAGCCCCATGAGGGGGCAAGCCTCTGGCAAATGCTGGAGGCAGTTGACCGGCTACTAATCCGCCGATCTTATCAATAGCCGGTAAGAGGAGGCCCCCGTTCTGCTGGTGCGGGGCGGGGGCCTCCCCCCGATCTTGGGAGGTAGTGATCGATGCCGAACTTCCGCGACTACGAACTAGCCAAGCATATCGCTCCTTGGTCGGTAGTAGCGGCCGCCGACAATGCGGTGGCGACCGCGGCCAAGGCCGCTTCCCCAAGCCAGCGGCACTACGTATTAGCCGTAGACGCTGGCTATTCTACTGCTTCTATAAGTGGGATTTTGACCGTAAAACGTGGCACAACGGTTATCGCCCAAAAGCCGATTCACGGGGCAGGAGCATTCGACTTCCCTTATGGTCTACCTGGAAATGTCAATGAAGCAGTATCGGCCGAACTGACGGCAAGTGGTAGTCCGGGGGTACTGGGATACGTAACCCTCCACGGCTATTCAGTATCGGAACCCTAACATGGAAAAGGTCATCGTTCTCGTTATAATCGGCCTACTAGTCGGATTTTGGACGGCCGGTTACCTGATCGGCCGTAAAAGAGCTAAAGTTACGGGTATCGGCCGTGATACTTACATTCGATTTTATCCAAATCCCGGAATAGGAATCGTCCT